TCAATTCTAACTTGACCATATCCAACTGTCTTATGAATTACACAATCATGAAAAGTAATTGTATCAATTACCTTATCATTATCATCTTTAAATTCTTCTTCGTATTCTGTATGTTGTGAAACTTTAACTTCAGGATCTGCAACTAATAAATTAAATTCATCATCAGTTAGTTTTTTATATTCTTCTCTAGTAGTTTTTTGAGAATTATCCCAATAAACTTTTAAGATACCATTCTTTTGAATTAATGCATCTTTGAATGCAGTATATAAAGCTTCAAAGCCTTTATTCTCTTTATAGAATACATGATTAATATAATCACTAGCTTGTTTAGCTATATCTTCATCTTCAGGGCCAACAGGCTCACAGCTAAATACATTATCTCCAGCTGTAAATATTTTCATTAAAGAAGGCATTAAGCTTTCAACAGTATCAGAAACATCTGTTGATATAACTTGTGATCTACCTTCTACTTCATTACCAAATGGTTTACCAAGATAATACTCTAATGATTTTCTTCTTTTAGAAACTATTTCTCCACCAATGTAACCTGATGAAGCTCTTATCTCTCTATTTAAAATGGATATAATTTCGTTATCTGTTTTTTTCATATAATATATTTAGTTGTTACGTCTATTGGTCTATCCCAGTCAGTTGTATCTACAGGATCATGAACGCATCCATATCTAAATGCGTCAGCTGCATGTGAGCACCAATCATGTAGAGGTTTGTTTTTAAAAACTTGATTTTTCTCATCCCATTGTTTTCGATATTGTCTCAATGCATCCAAACCTAATTTGCATTTTTCTCTATCAAACCAACAATTCGGTAAAGCATTCCTAACAGATTCGATACCATGATCAACCTCTAATTTTGGAGCTACTTCAAAATCTATACCTAAATCCTGAGCAACTTCAAGTCTTGATTTACCAGTTCCTAATTCTCTTGCTTGAATATCATGAGGTGCAATATGTCTTTCATAAGCATAGTTCTTTTCATCAAGAACATCTGCATAATGTGCTAAACTCTCTCCAGAGTTTTCATAATAGTCAATCAAATGTATTTCGTCATTAACTCTTTGTGCAAACCAAATTGCAGTTGAGTCTCCAATTCCTAAATCCCACCATGTTTCAACTCCAACATGTTCATCAACAGGAACTTCACCAATTCGTTTTTCTTTTTCTGCTTTACTAATTAGCTTACCATAATAAGCTCCTGAAACTGCTGCTGTAAAAGAACATTCAAATTCCTGTTGGAACTGTTCTTCTGTCATTATATCCTGAGCTTGTTTTAATTCTTCGTCAGGAATAACTTTAGTTTCACTAGCTCTATATAATTGACCAAACCAATCTTTATGACCTCTTAAAGCAAAATCATATACTTCCCAAAATTGATTATGGCCCATTGGTGTTCCAATAAACATAACCCAACCAAGATGATCAGATATAGCAGGTCTTATAATTTCTGTCCAAACTCGAGGAGCCATTATGGCATATTCGTCCAGGACAACTCCATGAAACCCCATACCCCTCAAACTGTCTGGATGATCAGCTCCAAATATTTGTATTGCTGATCCATTAAACAATTCTATTTTTAATTCTGTTTCGTTTTTACTTCCACCAAGATACATCAATGGTTTGGTATATTGTTTTAAATATTCCCAAGCAATAGATTTACCTTGCCTATATGTCGGAGCTACGAATGCACATTTAGACATTGGTTTTGATACAGCTGTTTTAATCAGTTGATTAATAGCTAATACCGATTTTCCAAATCGTCTATGACAAACAAGTACATTAAATCTTTTTAAACTATTATGTACTTCTCGTTGTAATGGTCTAGGACTATAAGGTATTGCAATAGTCTTAGTTTTCGTCTCCCCACTTGATGTTGATTTTGATTGGGCCATCAGATCCTAATTTTGTAGTCGTGGTCGCAAGTTTAGCATGAACGTAAGGTGCAGCTTTTTCTGCTGCCATCATTTTTCTTTCTGGTGATGACATGGGATTATTAAGGATTGAAAGCAAATAGTCAAGTGGAGAATGATTATATTTTTGAGCTAGATCATCTAGCATCTTCCACTTCTTCTTTTTGGTAGATCCTTTTGGTCTACCTGCTCCTTCTCTTTTTCCACCTAGTCCAGCCATTATAAATAATAAGTCCTTTTGTTTGGTTGATCTAAAATCATATCTCTTAGATCTCTACCTTCTCCTGGTTTAGGAGATTTTTTATATCTTCTACTTGGTGCACCTGCAACATATGCAGCACCAGTAAGTGCTAATCCAGCACCTGTTAATTTTCCAATTTTACCAAACATTCTTTTTGCTTTTCCAAGCATAGCTCTTGGTTTTGAATATGGTACTAATGCTTTACTTTTTTTTGCCATTTTTTCCCTTTTTCATTTTAGCTTTAATAATTTTTTCTTTTAAAGCTTTAGGTAATGTTTTTTGTTTTGCTGTTAATTTAACTACGTTTCTCATTTTTTTCTTCCTTTGGCAGCCATTTTTTGAAATTTAGCTTTGCCATATTTTTTTCTACCAATAGCTGCTGCTAGTGCTTTGGGATTTTTAACTCCTTGTTTTTTAAGCTTAGCAGATAATTGCTTAAATCTTTTTCCAGATCCCAGCTTTGGTTTTTTTTTCATTAGTATTTTTTCTTAACTTTCATCTTTTTTTTCTTAGCATATTTTTTAGCAGCTTCTTTGCCTTTCTTAGTATATGCAAACTTCTTTTTTCCTACCATTGGCATAGTGTTTCTCCTATCTATTTAATAAACCCTGCATTCTAATATCTCTTTGAGAAGCAACTCTTGGCATTTGTGCTGGTTGTCTACCCATTTGAGCCATAGCAGGATTTTGTTGTTGTTGTAATAAACCCCTTTGTTTTTCAACTTCAGGCATTAGTTTAGCTTTAATAATTATTTGAAGTCTTTGAGCATCTTCTTTAGATAAACTCATAAGATCGTTAGCTAGTTGTTCAAGCTTTTTTTCCATTTTTTTTCTTACCTTTATTATAACCCATTAGATATGCAACACCTCCTGCTGTACCAAAACCCCCCAAAGCTCCTAAGCCAAAGCCAGTAGCTGGTAATTGAGTTTTTGATTTTATTTTTTTTGTTGCATTTTTTGCTTTATTTGCAAATTTACTCCATTTAATCATATTTACCTCTATATAAATTTATTTGCGTATTCTAAAATTTTAGTTTTTTGTCTAAATTTTTTGGATTTTAAGTCTTTGCTAAATTGTTTTCTTTTAGCTAACTGTTTTTTAATGTTTATTTTAAACATTGGTGTCTGTAAATAGTTACTTTTCATTATCTACCTTGTCCTTTGTATCTTGTCAATTTCATTTGAAGTTTTTCGTGTTTATTTTTTGATTTTTTATGAACACCTTTTCGCTTTGGAGGCTTAGGTCTTGGTACATAATGGACAAACTTCTGCTTAGCCATTATAGGTCGTCAAACATCTGTCCTATAGTGTATCCACCTAAAGCTGATGAAGTAACCTTTCTTCTTGTAGAAGTACCCAATGCTGCTCCATAGGCCTTTCTGTAGCCCTTATAAGCCTTTTGTGAGGCACCTTGTATGGCTTTTATGCCTTTGTCTTCTAAAGGGCTCATTTTAGCTCCTGTGAATGCTTTTTGGGTAGCCTTATCATAAGCTGGTTTCAATGCTTTTTTAATTTTGGAAGGTCTAATTTTCTTTGCTAGGCCATATCCAAATCTTGCTAGTGCTGCGTACATATTATCTCCTTGTTATAGGGGAAAACCCCCCCTGTTTGTATGGGAGCTGTAGCTACCTCCCTTTTATTATTTTATTCACTTTGCTACATTTCGCTTGGGGTTGATTTAAAACCCCTTGTTTTGCTGTTGTCAAAGCTAAAGCTTTGGCTCTTACAACTTTCTCACATTTTGCACAGCTGTAGCTCTTATGAGCTACGCAAAATGCATATATATTTACCTTTGTCTATCAATAAGTAAATGTTTTATGTGGTTTGTTCGCTAATCGCCCTCACTTGTGAGGGGATTACCTCACCTTGTATCCTATGTTCAAGTAACATTGGGCTAAATCCATTGATTATTTGAATATGGGATATGAATTAAACTGTTGTTTTTATTCAAGAAAGGAGAAATTACAAATGAATAAGATACATGAAAAGAAGCCTAATCAGCTAGTATTTGACTACAAGTATAGCGACATAGGTATATTACCAACTATAAAAGAACTAACCCAAGATGAGATCTATAAGAAGTATATTAGAAGATCATTAGCTTGGTATAAGTATATACAGAAAGGAGTTAAATAATGGACATCTTAATAGGTATTGTTTTAGTGCTGTTAGCCACGAAATTAATTATCGAGCTTGGCAGTATATTTGTTGCTTATAAAGGTATTAAAAGTATCTTTGATAAAGACGACAAGTAATGGTTGCATATATAGTATTTTGTATATGTATGTGTGTAATAATCTTAATATGAGGAAAATATGATAACATTTTTTATATTGTTGAATATTATTGTGTTGATGTTTGCCTTTTTAGGCATCAAAGCAACAGATGAGATAATAGAGTTTCATAACCAAAAGGAGGATATATGGAAACAAAGCAAGAAATAAAGATCTATAGAAATGG